ATGACGACACTGCAGCCGCGACGCATCGCGACGCTGGCCGAGCACGCCAACGGCGCACGCCGACTGTCCGCGAGCGTGCGCGATCGGCAAAAGTTGCGCGTGTATCTAAAGCAGAACGCACGCTGCAAAGCGTGCGCCGCCGTCGTCGCGTTGACCGAATGTGATCTTGACCACGTCAGACCATTGGTCGACGGCGGCGAGCTTGCTGATTGGAACACGCAGGTGCTGTGCCGGCTTTGCCACAAGGACAAGACCGCCAGCGAGAACGCGACGCGCGCGAGGCGTTCGGACGTATGGACGTCCAACCTGTGAATGCACGATCGCCGACGATACGGGGGGAGCGCGGATATATGTCGGCACGTTCGCCGCAGATCACCACACCCCGGCCTCACGCGCGTTTTTTCGCCATGACCGACCATGTCTAAACCCCGCTTCCAAGCATCCTCAGACCGTGCGCTGGCAGTGTTCCGGCGCCTGCGCATTCCCGATCTTCCCGGCAAACCCACGCTGGGCGAGTCGTGCCGCCCGTGGGTTTTCGATTTTGTCGGGCAGTTGTTCGGCGGGCTCAACCCGACCACGCGCGCGCAGACGATCCGTGAAGCGCTGTTGCTGATCCCGAAAAAGAATTTCAAGACGGGCATAGGCGCCGGAATCATCCTGACCGCGTGCGAACTGCAGGAGCGCACCGACGACGAACTGCTGCTGTTGAGTGCAACGAAAGAGGTCGCGGGCCTGTCTTTCCGAACGGCCGCGGGCATGGTGCGCGCCGATGAAGACCTTTCCGAACGCTATTGGGTGCGCGACAACATCAAGACGATCACGCGGGAAGACACGAGCACAAGCATCAAGGTTGTGTCACTCAACAACGCGACGACCGCGGGTAGCCGCGCGTCTTTCGTCTTGGTTGATGAACTTTGGCTGTTGGGTGAAGAGGCCAAGGCCGAGGGCGCGCTACAGGAGGCGACGGGCGGACTTTCCGCACGCCCTGAAGGTTTCGTCTGCTATCTGACGACGCAAAGTGACAAGCCGCCCGCTGGCGTATTCAAAGACCGTTTGGACTACGCCCGCAAGGTCAAGAGCGGCGAGGTCAAAGATCCTTCATTCCTGCCGGTCTTGTACGAACTGCCTAGCGGCTACAACTGGCGCCGCAACATCGAAAAGGCGATCGAGAAGGTAAACCCGAATCTCGGGCTGTCCGTGAGCAAGGATTGGCTGTTACGCCAATACGAGAAAGTGAAGGACAAGCGCGACGGTCAGTTGCAGATGTTTCTAGCCAAGCATTTGAACGTTGAAATCGGCATGAATTTGCGCACCGATAGATGGGTCGGTGCGGATTATTGGGAGCAACGCCAAGTCGACCTGACGCTGGACGAACTGCTGGAACGTTCCGAGGTGGTCGAAATCGGCATCGACGGCGGCGGGTTGGATGACCTGCTGGGCTTTTACGTCATGGGCCGCGAGCGCGATACCAAACGCAAACTGGCATGGGGGCACGCCTGGTGCAACCGCATCGTCCTGGAACGGCGGCAGGAGATCGCGCCGCGGCTGTTGGGGTTCCAGTCTGACGGCGAGCTATCCATTGTCGACGCGGGCGAAGACGTCGCCGAGCTTGCCGCGATGGTCGCGAAGGTGCGCGCGACCGGCAAGTTGGACCGGATCGGATGCGACCCTGTTGGGCTGGGCGGCATCCTTGAAGCGCTGCAGTCGGTAGGTGTGGAAAGCGAGATTCTAGGCGTGTCGCAAGGATGGAAACTGGGACAACATATTCAGACCGCCGAGCGATGGTTATCGGACGGTTCACTGCTGGTGGCGCGGCAGGGCCTGACGTCGTGGTGTGTCGGCAATGCGCGAATCGAGCAGCGCTCAAACAGCATTTTGATTACGAAACAGGCCAGCGGCAAAGCGAAAATCGATCCGGTAATCGCCCTCATTAACTGCGTTGCGCTTATGTCGCAAAACCCGGCCGCGCGCGGCCACAAGAAACTGATTGCGTTTTCGCTGTGAAGTAGCGAGTAAATCAGCGCGCGCGTGCTGATAGTTTCGTGCCGTCTGTCTGAATAGTCGGCGCGAATGCCCGCGGAACCCGTTCGATGCAAGTTCGCCAACGTCGGCAGCTTTCGCCTGAAAGCTGCCGAAGGCGATCAATGGTCATTCACCGGCATTGCGTCGACCCCGACGCTTGACCGTCAGAACGATACCGTCGATCCGCTGGGCGTGAAATTCGCGCTGCCGCTGCCGCTGCTGCTGCAGCACGACCCGGCGCAGCCCGTCGGGCATATCGTCAGCGCGACCGTCGACAAGTCCGGCATTCGCGTGGCGGGCAAGATCACCGAACCAACCGCGGACATGCCCGCGGGACTCGCGGGTCGCCTGCGCGAAGCGTGGTCGAGCATCAAGACCGGCCTGGTTCGCGGGCTGTCCATTGGTTTCATCCCGACTGACTTCGCGTTCAACGATCGGCACGGGCTGGACATCAAGGCATGGGATTGGCTGGAACTGTCACTCGTGACCGTGCCCGCGCAGCCCGAAGCCGGCATCTCTTCCTTCAAATCCATCACCCCGCCAAGCGTGCGCACGGGCGGGTATCCGTTGCGTGCGCAATCAACTTTCAAGCTTAGGAGCTGACCCCATGACCCTGTCCGAACAACTCGCCGCGCTGCGCGCGAGCAAGAAAGCCGCTTTCGAGGCGCAGCAAGCGCACGTCGCCAAGGCCGCCGACGAAGGCCGCACCCTTTCCACCGAAGAGCAGACGGCCGTCGACGCCGCGCAGGCCGAAATCGATTCGATCGATGCGGACATTGCCCGCATCGAAAAGATGGTCGAAACCGAAGTGAAGAGCGCGCAGCCGGTCAACAAGTCGACCGCGCAGCCGGGCCACGTGTTCCGCACCGTCTCGGGCGGCGAAGCGCCGAAGGCCGAAAAGGGTCTGGCGTTCGCACAATTCGTGCGCACGCTCGCGCAAGCGGACGGCAACAAACACGTTGCCGCGCAAATCGCCGAGAAGCAGGCCGCCGCTGGCCTGATCGACCAGCGCGTTGCGGTGTACGCCAAGGCGGCCGTGTCCGGCGCCACCACCACCGACACCGACTGGGCGGGCAACCTTGTGCACGACTCGGGCGTGATCGTGCAGGACTTCATCGACTACCTGCGCAACCGCACCATTCTGGGCCAGTTTGGCAAGAACGGTATTCCCGCGCTGCGCCCCGGTGTGGAAGGCGTGCCGGTCGACGCGCAGGCGTCCGCCGCGTCCGCGGGCTGGGTTGCCGAAGGCGGCGCCGGCCCCGTGACTTCGTGGAGCTACAGCACGCGCAAGCTGCAGGCTTACAAGCTGATGGCGCTTTGCGTTGCCAGCAATGAACTGCTGCGCAAGGCGAGCGGCGCCGCCGACGCCATGCTGCGCGATGAATTGGCGCGTGCAGTGGCCGAGAAAGAGGATTCTACGTTCATCGGCACCGCTGCCGCGTCGAGTGGTGCGCCGGCCGGCATCCTCAACGGCGCCGCGACTCAGGTCAGCGATGCAACTTCCGGCGCATCGGCAACTGCGAAGTTTGAAGCGGATTTTGCCTACCTTGTGGGCAAGCTGATCACCGCCAAGATTCCGTTTGCGGGCGTGGTCATTTTGATGTCGACGGCGAATGCGTTTGCGCTGTCGCGCATCCGTGACGCGAACGGGAACTACACCTACCCGAACATCGGCATGAACGGCGGCAACGTCTCGGGCATTCCGGTACTGGTGTCCGATTACGTGGGCAACATCGTGACGATCATGGCGGCCGGCGAGATTTATCTCGTCAACGGCGCCGGTTTGGACATCCGCATTTCGGATCAAGCATCGATCGAGATGCAGGACGCACCGACCGGCAACAGCAAGACGCCGACGGCCGCGTCCCTCGTGTCGATGTTCCAGACCGACAGCCAAGCGTTCCTTGTGACCGAAGGCATCGGCTGGGAACGGCGCCGGAGCGCAGCCGTGGCTTACGTCACCGCCGCGGACTACTCGAAGGCCAACGCGTAAGCGCGCATGTGGCCGTTCCGCACCAAGGCAGCAACAGGCCAGCCGTCCGGGTATAACTCGGGCGGCTGGCTCCGCGTGCTGGAACCTTACGCGGGCGCATGGCAGCAAGGCACTTCCTGCAGCGCGCAGGACGTCGCCAACTACCCGACGCTCTACGCGTGTCTTGACCGCATCTCCAGCGACATCGGGAAGCTGCCGTGGCACGTCAAGCAGCGCGGCAGCGATGGCGTGGGGCGCATCGTTCCCAATGCGAAGCTGGAACGCCCGAACGGGTTTCAAACCCCGTCACAGTTTCGCGCGTCGTGGGTGCTGGCGCTGCTGCAGCAAGGCAACGCCGTGGTGTTGAAGGCGCCCGACCTGATCGTGTTGAACTGGGAGCGCGTCACGCCGCTGGTTTCTGCCAGTGGTGAGGTGTTCTATCGGATCGCCACGCCCGCAAATTCGCTGTTGCCGTCGGCATACCACGGGCGCAGCGTGACCGTGCCCGCCAGCGAGGTCATGCACGATCGCCGCGCCTGCCTGTATCACGAACTGATCGGCGTGCCACCGATCACCGCGGCGTACCTGCCCGCGGCGAAAAACTGGCACATCCTGGACAACGCGAAAACGCGCTTTGCCAAGGGCAACGAAATGGGCGGGCTGCTGACGGTCCCGGCGGGACTGTCAGACGAAGACGCCCAAGAGTTGCGCACGTATTGGCAGTCGACCGACCCGCAGACCATCCGCGTTGTCGGCGCCGACGCCAAGTTCACGCCGTTCGACGGCAAGTCCACCGACGCGCAGGTGGTCGAGCAGTTGCAGTTGTCCGACAAGCAAATCTGTGCGCCGTTCCATGTGCCGCCGTTCCTTGTCGGCGCGGAATCGCTGCCGAGCGGCCAACGCCCGGACCAATATCTGGACACGTATTTCAAGCTCGCGCTGCAGCACATCGTCGACGGCATCGAATCACAGCTTACCGTCGGGCTGGGGCTGCCCGCTGGGCAATACGTCGAGATCGATACCAGCGCGCTTTTGCGCATGGATCAAGCGACCCGCGGCGCGTTCTACAAAGACATGGTCGCGGGCGGAATCTTCACCCGCAACGAGGCCCGGAAAGCATTCGACCTGCCACCTGTAGAAGGCGGCGACGTCGTCACCGTGCAGGTGCAGGACGTGCCGCTGGGGAGCCAGACCAATGGCTGACCCGGTCGACAGCGTCCAATTGGTGGCGCTCGCTGATGCGCGCGTGCAGTTGCGTATCGACACCGACGCAGACGACGGATGGTTGCAGGCGGCGATATGGGGCGTGTCCCGCGCTGTCGTGCAATGGTGCGGCGGCGACGCGACGAAGCTGCAGTCTGCCGACGACGTCGGCGTGTACACGCTGCCGCAAGTCGCGACCGCGGTTCTGGTCGAGATCGCGTACCAATACGCCAACCGCGAAGGCCCGGACGCGGCCTACATCCTGAATTGGTACGCCAATGGCTACCCGCTGAGCGCCGGATGCACCGCGCTGCTGCAACCCTTCCATAAGCCGGTGTGCGCATGATCCGCGCCGGCCAACTTCGCCACCGGGTCACGCTGCAGCGTCCCGCCGCGGTCACTTCCCCGTATGGGCAGGTCACCACGACATGGGCGGACGTCGCCGAGGTGTGGGCGGACTTCGATCCGCTGTCCGTGCGCGAGTTCATCGGGCAAGGCACGACGCAATCACAGGTTTCGGCGCGCGTGGTCATCCGCTACCGCGAGGACGTGAACGCCGCGTGGCGCCTGGTCCACCGCGGCAAAACCTACAACATCGCGGGCGTGTTGGCCGATCCCGACAGCGGGCGCGAATACATCACCCTGCCCGTGTTCGAGGTGACGCCGTGAGCGCACCCATTGCGAACGTGCAAGGCGTCTTGACGACCGAGCCCGCGGTTACGGCCATCGTCGCCGGTCGCATTTACATGGCGCAGGCCGAGCAGACCGCCGCGCCGCCGTTCGTTGTGCATCAACTCATTTCGAACGTTGCGGGCCTGCAGCTTGCGGGGCGCCCGAGTTACGACGCGCAACTGTTTCAGGTCGACGCGTACAGCCGCGACCCGGTCGAGGCCATGAACCTTGCTTTCGCATGCCGCGATGCGCTGGAAGCCGTCACGCACGTCGACCGCGGCCCGCTGGACATGGGGCTGGACCAAGTATCCGGGCTGTATCGCTGGACGCTGGACTCGGCATTCATTTGGAGCCGCCG